CTTGCCAAGACCGGCGACGTGGGGCGTCTGACCGGCCTCGGCGGCATCGGCGCGCAACAGCTTCAGACCGTCGCCGGATACAAGGGCATCGACACCGGCAAATTCCTCGACGACATGACGGGGTTCGCGCGGCAGGTCGAATTGGCCAAGGCGGGCGTCGGCGATCTCGGCTCCCTGCTTCGTGCCAATGGTGTGACGGTGAAGGGCACGGAGGATGCGTTCCTTCGCGTCGCCGACCTCGTGAAGGGGTCCGCCACCGATATCGGCAAGTTCTCTATCCTGCAACAGGCGGGGTTGCCGGCGACGGCGCAGATGGTTCGGCTGATGGAGCAAGGCTCCGAAGCCATCAAGGCGCAGATGCGAACGGCGTCGACGTTGACGGAGCAGCAACTGGCCGACGCGCGGCGGCTGGACGACCGCTGGAATGAGATGTGGACCAACTTCACCCGATGGGGGAAGAAGGCGATCGTCGACCTTTCAAACTCTCATATCGTGCCGGATAGCCCGCTTGATCGCTTGCTGAAGTTCTTGGCGAGCGGCGACCTGACGCGCGGGTTGACCGGGACGAAGCTCCCCAATCTTCCGGGCGCGCCGGTCATTCCAGTAGAGCGCGGGCCAGACTTGCCGGCGCCAAAGACCACAGTCGATCCGGCGAAGGTCATCGCCGCCAACCAGCAATATATCGCGATGGTCGGCGCTCTTGGTCAGTTGGCGACGGTGCAGCAGACGGTCCTTGCGCGCCAGAAAGAACTCGACAACCAGAATCTCGCCAGCACGACGACGACGGACGCACAAAAGCGCTCGATTATCGAAATGACGCGCGCTCAGGCGGAGGCGGCCCAAGTGCAAGTGCGCGTGGCAAACGGTGTGGCAACCGCCGCCGAACTCTACACCACCAAGCAGCGCGAACTGGCCATCTCCGTCCAGAACGGAACGCTAACGCAAGAGCAGGCGCGCATGTCACTCGCCGCCTATGGCCGCGTCATTGAAGATACCGTTCGGCAGATGGAGGTTTATAAATCGGCGCTGCCGGGCCTGAAGCAGCTTCAACTCGATGCGGGCTCGCTGCGCGTGCAACTCGACACGCTTGGCACGTCCTCGCTCAATGCGCTGACCACCAATCTCGCCGACGTTGTCATGGGCGCCAAGAGCGGTTCGGAGGCATTCCGCGCATTCGGCCAGACTGTTGTGCGCGCACTCACTGAAATGCTCATCAAGATGACGATTGTTCAGCCGATAGCGGCGAGCCTGCAGTCTGTCCTTGGTGGGTTTCTTGGCGGGTCGCTGGGCGGGTCGCTCGGCTTTGCGTCTCCTGCTGCGCGCGCCGCAAACGGCATGGCGTTTGACCGCGGCAATATCATTCCGTTCGCGCGCGGCGGCGTTGTCACTCGGCCGACGATATTTCCGTTTGCGAACGGCACCGGTCTTATGGGTGAGGCGGGGCCGGAAGCGATTATGCCGCTGAAGCGCGGTCCTGACGGACGGCTCGGCGTGTCGGGCGGAGGCAATAACGTCACAGTCATCGTGGAAAATCACAGCGGCGCCCCCGTCCGTGAGGAGCGAACGAAAGACGCGAACGGAAATGACCTCATTCGTGCCGTCATCGGCGAAGTCAAAAATGATTTCGCCACGGGCGGCTTCGATAAGTCGATGCAGGGACGCTACGGCGTGCCGCTCAGGGGCCGCGCGCGCTGATGACGGCGGCGTGGCCGGCGGACCTGCCGCAATTCGTACTAGCAGGCAAATATACCGAACAGGTCGAGACCGGGTCCATCTCGTCTGAGCGTCCGCTTGGCGACCCGCTCGTGCGGGTGCGGTCGCAGATCGATAGCCAGATCACCAATGCCGCGGTGATGCTCTCGACCGAACAAGTGACGTCGCTGGAGCAATTCTATCGCTCGACGCTCGTCGACGGGACGAAGCCGTTTACGTTTGCAGACCCGCGGCTTCATGCCGACCGGCTGTTCGAGTTTACGGCGCCGCCATCCATGCGTGCCGTCTCTCACGATCTATTCGAGGCATCCATCTCACTCCGCAGGCTTCCATCATGACTGCACGCGCTGAAAAGATCGTCACGCGCAATACGCTGGTGCGCAAGCAGACCGTGCATGCGGTCATCATCCGCGCGTGTCCGCACTGCCACGCGCCTGGGCTTTATTCGGACGAAGACAGAATTCGTGACGGATGGCCCGCTTGCTACGCGCCGCAGAAAGCCTCTCAGCCTGTCGGCGATTACTGCCCGCAATGCGGCGGCGCGCGCAATGAGAACGAAGACAAAGGGATGATCTGGTCCCGCGAGTTTCACACAGGAGCAAGCCTATGGCAGGCCTTCAAATCGAATTTACGGTCCATAACGTCACGAGCGTTCCGCACAGCGTCCCCGCCCTTGTAAAGGGCGAGCAGATCATGGCGTCGGTCGATTGTCTTGAGGTCGAACTGACGACCGGAGAGGACAATCCACACGGCTCGTTCACGGCTCGATTTATCGGCGCCGAAGCCGCGCTCGCGCGTGCGAAGTTCACCAAGGGAAGCAAGCATAAGTGGGCGATCTGATTCCCATGACGGCGAAACGCGCCCCGGACGGGCTGCCGTTCTTCGACCTCACCGAGAGCGAAGAGGCGCGGCGCGCGCGGCTCGGCATTTCCGAGCCTGCCGAGAAGCTTTTCAACTTTGCCGAACAGGCCAAGACTAGCAGGAATTTTCTCGCCGCGGCCGTCTCTCTCCGCCGCGCCATCGGGCTTTGTCCGCAATCGGCCTTGCTCTGGAATGGGCTCGGCGCGGTGCTGTGGGATTTGGCCGATTGCGACGGAGCGCTCGCCGCGTTCGACCATGCCGATCGTCTCGGCGGCCAATTGAGTCCCTATCTCTATAATAATCGCGGGCTCGTGCTTGCATCGGTCAAGCGGTACGCGGAAGCGGAGGTCTGTTTCCAAAAGGCGCTGACGATTGATCCGGCCTTCATGGCGGCGCGCTGGAATACGGCCATCCTGCATATGCAGCAGGGCGACTGGACGCGCGGCCTCGCCGAATACGAATGCCGCATCCAGTTCCGCGGCGAGAAGCTTTATCCGCGGCTTCCCTATCCGATGTGGGACGGCAAAGCCGATCTCAACGGCAAGACGATTTTCGTCCATGCCGAGCAGGGATCGGGCGACCGCATTCTGTTTTCCCGCTACCTGCATTGGCTGCACACGACATACCCGCGCGCGCGTATCCTTTATCTCTGCGGCACCGAACTGGAATCGCTTCTCTTCGGATTCCGCGACTTCATCGAATACATTCCAAGCGACGTGCCGTGCCCCAAGGCGGACTATGCCTGCTTTCTGATGAGCCTGCCGCTGTTTGCGGGTGCAAGGCCGGATAACGTCTATCCAGACCCCGGCCTGATCCGTTCGAATGCGGAACGAGCAGGCCGCTTTGACCTTATGCCGCCGCGCGTGCCCGCCATCAAAGTCGGCATCGCATGGACCGGCAATCCGGCGATGATGCGCAACCACGACCGGTCGATCCCGTTCCCGATGCTGATGGAGCTTGAGGACAATCCGCTCGTGCAGCTCTATTCGCTGCAATTCGGCCACGGCAGCGAACAGCTTTACGAATACGGCGCCGACCAGATCATCAACGACCCGACCAAAGTCATCGGACAGAAGGGCTATGTCGGAACGGCGCAGGCGCTTCTCTCACTCGATCTCGTCATCACGCCTTGCACGTCGCTGGCGCATCTTGCCGGCGCGATGAACGTGCCGTGCTGGACGCTTCTCTGCCACGATCCCTATTGGCTGTGGCTGCGCGAAGGCGACACCACGCCTTGGTATCCGAACATGCGGCTGTTCCGTCAAAAGACGCCGGGCGATTGGGGACCGGTGATCGATGACGTGAAAGCAGCGCTTTCCATTTACGCGGAACGAAAGCTCGCGGCGAAAGCCGCTTAGTTCAAGCGTTCGCCTCGAAAAGCCGCTTAGGCAACGGCCCCGCCAGCGTCGTGACGACGCCGGCATTCCCTAAAGAAGGAGCCTGTTTATGGCCAACGCAGCAACTGCGACCTACTCGGGTCGCAGCATCTTCACGAATCGTCTGAAAGGAAACGGCACCGAGCCGCGCAACATCGGTTGGGGCGACAGCGCCAATACCGGGTCGGCGAATTCCGACGTCAACCTGTTCAAGCCGCAAACCGAAGCGCGCGTTGCCGGAACGTCGACGCTCGCGACCACGACCCAGCTTGCCGACACATATCAGGTGGTCGGCACCGTGACGTGCGCGGTCGGCGCCAAGACCATCACGGAAGTCGGCCTGTTCGATACCACGACGGCGTCGCCGAACACGACTGTCGCGGTCTCGCAGACGGCGTCGGCTACTGTGCTTTCGATCGGCTCGGTGTCCGGCTTCCCGACCTCCGGCAATTTCTATGTCCAGGTCGAAAAAGAGGTCGAACTCGTTACCGGCGCGAACGCGACGTCGCTCACCGTGTCGCGCGGCGCGCTTGGCTCGACATCGGCGACGCACGTGTCCGGTTCTCCGGTTACGCTCGGCGGCGACGGCGGCGCCGGCACAGGCGGCGCGACCTCCGGCCAGACGGCGACAGTCGCCGCGTCGTCCGGCGGCAACATGTTCATCCATGCCGATTTCGCCGGCATCGCGCTAAGTGTAAACGATAGCATCGCTTTTACTTTGACCGACCAGTTGACGTAGCAACGTATACTTATAAAGTCCTCCCATTTATTGGGGGGACTTTGTATGCGATTAGGTCGACCGCCGAAGGCACCGAAGGTTGATCGGCAATGCGAGGTCTGCGGCAAATGCTGGCAAGCCTACGCATGGGAAAACTCTGGCGAAGTTCAGAAGTATTGTTCGCGCGTTTGCTGGGCGAAGAGTCGCATTGGTAAGGGGCATCCAAGGGTCACTCCAGAAAATCGATCGTGTGCCGAATGCGGAAAGGCGTTTTTCGTCCGGGGCGCAGGCAATAAGCCGGCCCGGAGCCGTTTCTGCTGCAAGCAATGCGCATTGAACGGAAGATGGGTTGGTCGACCAGGGCACCAGCGCCCGCGAGAAATGTCCGATGCCGATGCTTCTTGGTTTGCCGGCGTGTTCGACGGCGAAGGCTCTGTTGTCTGGCCACGCAAGGAGTTTCTGCAAACGGTCAGATTATCTATTACGAACACGTCATACCCATTGCTGGCTGAGGTTGCTCGCGTCGTCGGCACCGGAAAAATTAGAAACGTATCCAAATACAGAAAAAATCCGAGGCATAGCCGTACTTGGGTTTGGGATTGCCATGGCGAGAATGCACGGCGACTTTTGTCTCAAATTGTCGCCCGACTGATTGTTAAGCGCGAAGCGGCGGAAATAGCTCTTGGTATCCGCCACGCTAAACGCCCCCCACTTTCACCGCGAACAAAACTGATGCGCGCCGCTCAAAAAGCGGAGGCTCGCATGGAGTGAGAATGCAACCATTGCCGCGAACGATCACGTCGACCTATGACCCGAGCATCTTCGATGTGGGGTCGCTAGATCATGCGATGGGCGTGATCCTGACGCCTGACGACAAGATGACGACGGCGGAGCGGTGGCGGATCGAAACGCCGTATCTCTGTGATCTCATCGCCGAGCATATCGAGATCGATGAGGACTCCATCGTTCTCGATTACGGTTGCGGCATCGGCCGGATGGCTCGCGCGCTGATCGAGCGGCACAATTGCCGCGTGGTCGGAGCGGATATTTCGCCGACCATGCGCGGGCTTGCTGCGGTCTATGTCAATAGCGAGCGATTCATCGCATGCCATCCCGCGATGATTGGTTCGCTTGGCGTTGAATTCGACGCGGCGATTTCCATCTGGGCGCTGCAGCACTGCCTCGTGCCGCAGTCGGATATCGCGACGATCCGTGAGAGTCTGAAAGATGGCGGCGCCGTGTTTGTCGCCAACGAGCCTCGTCGTTTCGTGCCGGTGAAAAATAGGGCGTGGCTTGATGACGGGTTGGATATTCGCGCGGCGCTCAAAGTGCAGTTCACAGAACTATTTGAGGGCCGTCTCGATCAATCCATCTGCCCGCGCCAATCCGGCGAGGATGCCTTTTATTGGGTCGGACGGAAGTGAAACGATGCCGGTCACAAAAATCGGCCTCGTCTATTATGCGGACGATCCGAACAAGCGCATTTTCAGGTGCGTCAAGCCTGAGATTGACGACAGTGAATTGTTCGGGACGCCGACCGACGGTAATGGCAAGCCTTATCTAAGGGAAGACGGGACTGCGCATTCGTGGATGACCCTCGGCGTTGACCCGGCGCGCATCGCCGTCATGGACATCGTCGATCACGACGGCGAGCGAGCCCGCGCCGCAATGGCGCTAATGATGGGTGAGACGTAAGTGGCGATTTCCGTCACCCACCTAACGACTCAGACCGGAACAACTTTCGGCGACCCAGGGTCAGGCGGCTCGAATCTTTCGATTACAGTGCCAGCCGGAGGAGTGCCAAGCGGAGCCTGCCTGTTCGTCGGGCTGACGATCCGCAACAATCCGCTCACTAACCTGGCAATCACGGATTCTGCTTCGAACAGCTATTCGAACATCACCAGCCGAGCGCTGAACAATTCGACTGTCAATGGCTGGCTGACGGCGTGGCGGGCTGAAAACGTCTCTACGCTATCCAGCGGAAATACGATAACAGTATCGACCACTGATTTCAGCGCCGCTCATGTCGCGGCGTCTGTTTTCTATGCAACTGGCATCAATATCTCTTCGCCACTGGATGGGGCGGTCACTGCGGTCGCTTCTGGCAACAATTCGACGCCATCAGTTACGTCCGGAACGCCAGCAGAATCAGGCGAACTGTTCATCGGCTTTTTAGGTACCCGTGGCAACACAACCTATACGCAGGATAGCGGCAACGGATGGGCAACCCCTCCGAACGACGCGGCCTCGGCTGGCACGACTGCCGGTGCAAGGATCGACGGCGGCAACCAGGTCAATGCCGGTACCGGCACGCTGACCTTCGCGCCGACGCTGAGTGGAGCGAACGTCTGGGCCACGATCATCTGCGGCTTCAAGCCTTCGTCCGGCACGACCACCAACAAGTCGATTTCCGTCATCCAAGGACAGACGGTCGCGCGCGTCAACGTCACAAGGAAATTGATCGCAGTCACGAGCGCTGCGACGATATCTCTACTTCGCGCCGTCAACGCTATCCGATCGGTCACTCAAGGCCAGACGGTCTCGGTCCGCAGACTGATCGGCAAGGCGCCGCTTGCAGTTGTGCAGGCTATGACGGCCTCCGCGCTGAAATCGGTCGGCAAGGTCGTGGCTGCGTCCGCTGTCGGTCAGGCGGTATCTGCGACAACGCTCAAGGCATCGCCGGTCATTGCCGCGGCGGTCTCGGCGCAGGCTATTACGGTCGCGCGCTCGATCGGCAGGATTATCGCCGTGACCTTTGCCCAGGTGGCGAGCGTCCGCCGCGCCGTGTCCGTTCGCATTGCGGCGGTGACGCAGGCGATTTCCACGACGGTCATTAAATCGGTTCGCATCTCTGTTGCGACGAGCCTTGCGCAATCCGCGGCGGTCATCCGCGCGGTCGGCAAACGCGTCAGCGTCGTGTCGGCGCAGAGCGCCGCAGTGACGCGGGCCGCCGGCAAGATTGTCGCCGTTACGCAGGCGCAGACGGTGTCTGCGCTGCGCCGTCTTGCCTTTTCGCGCATCATCGCCGTGACTTCGGCACAAACCGTTGTGGCAATGCCGCGCAAGGCGGCACGGCTCGTTGTGGCGGCATCGCACGGAATGTCCGTTGCGGTATTCCGCACCATCCGCAAGGTGGTAATTGCCGTCTCGCAAGGCGGCAACGTCGAGGTCATCCGCGTCCGCAGTCTTGTGACGAAGGTCATCTCGTCGCTGTCGGCGGGGCTTGTCACGCTCGTTCGCCCGAGCGCGTTGCGGCACTGGCCGTCCGATGTACCGTCCTATGCCTTGATCGATGGCTACGACGAGTCGATGGAAGGCAATGCCGTCTCATTCACGCCTGAGGTTGGGCCGCCCAAATGGCGGCGGCTGTTCTCGACGTCGAGCGAGGTGCTTTCATTCTCGATCCTGATGACGGCGGCGCAATATGCCTCGTTCCTGACGTTCTATCGCTCGACCCTGAAAGACGGCACGAAGCCGTTCACCATGACCCACCCGAGACTGCAGACGACCGTGACGATGCGCTTCATGGACAAGCCGCAGATTGCGGATGCGGGGCCGGATAGCTTCCGGGTCTCGCTCAAGATGCGGAAGTCGGCCTGATGCGCCCGCTGACTGCCGCATTCCGCAATACGCTGGAGGCGGTCCATCCAGACGATGCGATCGTCATCTTCGCCAGCGTCTATCATTCATCGCTCGCCGAACCCGTGCGCGTGAACAGCGATGTCGTCGACTATGTCTGGAATGGCGCGACCTATATCGGGTGCGCGTTCCAGATTTCGTTTCTGACGGATGATGATTCCCCGCCGCAGGCCAAGGTGTCGATCCCGAACGTCGACCAGAGGGTCGGCAATGCAGTTCGCGCGCTGACCGACTCGCCGCGTATCGAAATCGCCGTCTTGGTGAAATCGGACTTTAACGAGGATACGCCGCGGCGTCCGATTGCCGTTCCGATCGCGGAATACGAGGCAGGGTCGCTCTTTCTTCGAAACGTGTCCTGTACCGCTCTGGCGTTGACGGCCGACATCACGTCATTCGACGTTGCGACCGAACCCTATCCGAAAATCCGGTCGACGCCGGATTATCTGCCCGGCCTGTTCAGGTGAGCATCGCCGCAGGGCGCTATGTCGGCATTCCCTATGCCGAACGCGGCGCATCAGTTCACGGCTGCAATTGCTGGGGTCTCGTCCATCTCGTTTTGAAAGAACAATTCGGAGTGACTACTCCGGATTATGCCGAGCATTCGGGGAGTGAAGTTCTTTCCAACGCGCGCGCATTCCAAGAGGCGGCGGGGTCTTTGACTTGGCTTCGCGTCACGCATCCGCGGGCCGGCGACTGCGCATTGATGACAGCGATGACAGACGGCGAACGGTCCCGCCGCGTGCCGGGCCATGTAGGCATCATGATCGACAGCAAAACAGTTCTGCATGTGTGGGAGGCGACGGCGGCGTGCCTGATGCCGCTCGATCATGCGCGCCTGCGCACGCGCATCCTTGGCTTTTATCGGCACCGCGACCTCGCATGAACGCCCCGCTTCGTCATCCGCTTGCGATCTTCAAGGAGCGGCCATTCGATGGGCCGCAGCGGATCATGCCCGTGTCGGGCGCCGCCTCGATCGCGGAGATTCTTGCAGCGCAGCCAGACTTGCCGCGCTGGTTCAATGAAACGTGCGTTGCGCGGATCGACGGGCATCTCATCCCGCGTGAAACCTGGCATCGCGTTCGACTGAAGCCCGATGGCCGCGCACAAGTCGTCTTCTCGATCGACCTCAAACAGGGGGGCGGGAGCCGCGGCGGCAGCAAGAATACCTTCGCGACCGTTGCGAGCATTGCCGTTCTTCTGACGGCTGCTGCCATTTCAGGGGGCGCGGCCGCGCCGCTACTCGGCGCAGAATTCGCCGCAGGGACTATTGGAGCGAACGTGGCCGGCGCCGCCTTTGGCATCGGCGGCGCGCTCGCCATTGCCGGTCTATCGGCGCAGCCGAGCCTCACGCAGCCGCGCTCCGACGGAGCGTCGCCCGGCGCCGCCTCGCTGTCGGGAAATCTCCTTGCCCAAGGCGCGCCGATGCCGCGCGCCATCGGCACGCACCGGCTCTTTCCGCCGCTCCTGTGTCCGCCGCTTCTGGAAGTGATCGGCGACGAAACATGGGCCGAGGCTGTTTATGGCCTCGCTGGGCCGCACGCCCTCAGCGATATCAATGTCGGCACGACTGCGTCCGATACCATGGAGGGCATTCAATTCGAGTTGCAGGAAGGACTGCCGAACTCGCCGCAGATCAGTCTCGTCACGCGGCAGAGCTTTACCGATACGGTCAACGCCGCGCAGATGAGCAAACATAAGGTGGATACGTCCACCAGCTCGGCGAATAAAAATCTGACCAATCAGACGTCGCCCGAAGAGTCCTGCCCGCAATGGGAGGGGCTATCGAGCCGCAAGTCCCCAGACGAGGTCTGGATCGTGCTTAATTTCCCTGCAGGGCTGTCGCGCAACGATTCAGCGCGTCAATTCATTCCGTTTCGGATTCGAATCCGACCGAGCGGCAGCGACACATGGACGAATTTGCCAGAATTTCACATAGACAGAAACAGCACCAAACCATTCAGTGTAACCGCGAAGCTGATGTGGCGAGCGGCGCCGAGTATTCGCAATGCGCCGCCAGATCAGGGCGGTCCAATTCGGGCCTACACAACAGTACCGACGCAGACTGCCACACCGTCCGGTCTCGGAGGGTGGCAGGCGGATAGCTATTTCTACTCTGGGAGCGGGGATACCGCGCTCAATAGCGGGAACCTGTCGACGACAGGCGTCATCAATATGGATTGCTTCGTCGACCGCGTCGAATTTTATTTGAACGACGCGGTCCTGTTTCCGCAGTCCGGCATCTGGGAGATTCAAATTATTCGTGGTCAAGTCGGGCAAACCAGCCTGCTTGGTCTTACCAACTATAACTACAATACGGCCGGCAATATCGTCGATTTTTTTGGGTATTTGACGTCGGGCGGAAATTTCCAGACCCTGCAGGATCAATCCAATCTCTCCGACATCGTCGCAATCGCGCGTGTCTCGTCTATCTGGAACGAAAGTCCTGTCCCGGACCCAACGAAATTTGCCGTCATCGCGGTCAAGGTGCGCGGCCGTACTGTCAACCAGCTCTCGGTTCTCGCGTCAGGCTATACCAAGGATTGGGACGGGACCGGCTTCAATACGGTAACGACGACGTCGAACCCCGCGCCGCATCTTTATGATGTCCTGACCGGAGAGCTAGGCGGCATCCGCATGCCCGCCGAAATCATCAATGTCGACAGCATCGTCGACTGGCGCTCCCGCTGCATCAGCGACGGTCTTGCATGCAACATGGTCATCGAAGGCAAGACGCAGATCGACGTGCTCAATGCCATCTGCGGCTCGGCCTATGCGCGCCTGTCCCATGCGGAAAAATGGGGCGTGTTTCAGGACCGCGACCGTTCGGCGGAATCGCCGATCCAGGTGTTCACGCCGCGCAACATGCGCGACTTCGGATGGACCAAGGCCTTTGCCAGAATGCCGACCGGCATCCGCGCGGCCTTCAATAATTCCGCGAAGGATTATCAGAAAGACGAGATCATCGTCTATACCGACGAAAACAACCCTGACAATTCCGCCCTTGAACAAATCAATTACGACGGCCTCGTCACCGAAGACGAAGTCAGCGCGCGCGCGGCATTCGATTTGCTGCAGGCTCAATACCGGCTGACCTTTTATAAGGGAACGGCGGACGCAGAAGCGATCGTATGCCAGCGCGGCGATCTCGTCGCCGTCCAGCACGATATCCTGTCAACGCAGGCCGGGTTTTCGCGCATTCGGTCCGTCACGAAATCTGGCGGAAATATCACCGGGCTTTCCCTCGATGGATCGATCCCGGTCAAGACCGTTCCCGGCATCTTCTCCACGGCGAGTCTGTTCTCGCAGGATCACATTTTTGATCTTGGCGCCACGACCGGCTTGATGATCCGGCTGAAGGGCGGCAACGGCCTTTCGGTGAAGGAAATCCGCGCCGCGCAAGACGGCGATGTCACAGACATTACGTTCCCAACGCCGTTTTCCGATCCGGGCACGGACTATCTCGACGAGGGCTGTCTCGTCACCGCTGGCCGCCTCGGTTCGGAATACCAGCGGCTCTACGTCTTCGGCGTCAATCCGAATGCAGACATGACGGCTGCCATCACCTTCGTCGACGAAGCGCCGCAACTCTGGAATTGACATGACCGCCGCAATTAGACAGACGCCGACGCCAGCAAATGGCGGCTCGGACGACGGACAGATTTATCCGGTCAAGGTCTCGACCGAAATCGAGGCGCTGTGGCGCGTTTCGTTCGGCTGGCTTACCAGCATCGGCGGGACCGGCAATTCTTTCACTGCATCGAGCGACACTGCCGTTGTTACTGCGATAGCCGGCCTGCAGCGGCCGATGGGGTTTTGGTATCGGCCAGTCATCGCCAACAACGGGGCGGTCGATGGCACGATCGACGGCTTCAATGCGAGCGTGAGGGATGCTTACGGCAACGCGCTTCAGGGCGGCGAATTTGCCGTCGGCGGCTGCTATCCTCTTATCTTCGATGGATCGGTGCTTGTCGCACCGACGGTGACGGCCGGTGCCGCGGCAACGATCCAGACCGCCCCTGACGCCATTTTCGTCGACAAGAAAGCGTCGGGTGTCGATGGCGGCACGTTCACCAGCGGGGCGTGGCGCGCCCGCGCGCTCAACACCGCGATACGCAATGTCGCCGCAGCCAACATCACTTTTGATCCCGTGGCGGGCACGTTCACGCCGTCTGCAGGCTCATGGTATATCGAGTGGTCAGCCCCCGCCTATCAGGCTCAGAGTCACCAAACCCGTTTATTCAACATTACGGACGGAACGAACCCGCCGGATGACTACTACGGGTCGACGGAGCGCATCGGGTCTGGTTCGGTCAGCGCGACTCGCTCCATGGGCGAGGCGACATTAACGCTGACGACGGCCAAGGAATTTCGCATCGAGCATCGCTGTAGCTCAACGACGAACAATACGGGGTTCGGCATCAGTTCTGGCTTCGGCGGACCGGAAATCTACACCCGCGTTCGCATCTGGAAGCAGTAGATGATCTTAAGACACTTTTCGCGACGCAAGAACCATGATGCCATCCGGCGAAGCATCGACGCGAAGTGGCTCTAGTTTCTCGCATAGGCGCGGAAGCCACCATGACGCTGGTTTCAGGATTAAGTGAGCGTTCCGTCCGTCCGGGAGAGTGCGGCTCGATGGCTTCACCGCAATCATCATAAAGCATCGTTTCAGCGTCAACCGCGCTAGGTCTGCGATCACGTTGGGCAGATAATCCGGCTCGATGTGTTCGAGGACGTCGATGCAGGCGACGATGTCGGCGGGCTTCGCCTCGCCGTATTCGGGGAAAGCCGGATCGAACGGGAAGTAGTCATAGCCGGTTTTGCCAATCTTATCGAGAGCCTCCTTCAGACGCATCTTTCCTGCTCCATAATCGCAGATCGATTTGGCCTGATAGGCATCCATCATCTCAGAGAGCATGGCACCATAATTCAGCGCCATGACACCGTAGCCGGGGTCGCGATGCAGATCCTGCTGCTGGCGCCGGTATTCGTCTGAAATTGTCTGCATGACTTCGCCCCCATGCCTCGCCTTCATTTGTAACACCAACATCGTGTCGTCCACAACGCAACATGGTGACCCATGCGGCGTCTCTGCTCCGCAAGTGCGTTGCAATTCTTGCGGTCACCGTTGCAACGGCGCGAGCGCTGAAGCCTTAGCCGATCTGCCCGCACCTCCCTGCTTCCCCGCCGGCGCAGGCCCTTAAAACACACAGGACTCAATGCGATGACCATCGCCGCGATGCTCGGCGCGACTACGCTTGCGCGTGGTTCGCGCGGAACGACCGTCTACGCCGTGCAGATGGCGCTCCGCGCCTCCGGCGCCGAACTCGTCGCCGACGGCGACTTTGGCCCGATCACAGATGCGGCGGTGCGGCGGTTTCAGGCCGCGCAAAAGCTTCTCGTTACCGGCATTGTAGACGGGGCAACGGCAGCCGCGCTTGATACCGCGGCATCGCGCCGGGCGCCGGCGAAAGAGCGAACCTCCGTTCTTGCGGTCGCACCGTGGCTGTCGGTCATGCGGGCCATCACCGGGACAAAAGAATTTCCTGGCGGCACCGACAATCCAATCATCCTTGAATGGGCGCGCGCCATTGCGCTGCGCTACCCCGATTTGCGCGGCACGCTCGCTCAATACAAGCACGACAGCATCCCATGGTGCGGCCTCGGGATGGCCTATTCGGTCGCAATGGCCGGATACAGGCCTCCCGCCGAACCACTCTACGCGACCAACTGGTTTTATGCGTGGAAGGACGGCGTGAGGCTTGAAGGCCCGGCGCTCGGCGCAATAGCCGTTCTTACCCGCAATGGCGGAGGCCACGTCACTCAATACGAAGGCGAGAATGACGACTACTGGTTCGGCCGCGGCTGCAACCAGTCCGACATGGTGAATGTCGCCAAGTTCCCAAAAAGCAGAAAGGTGCTCGGTTGGATGTGGCCCAAGGGCGCGCCGCGCCCGACAGGCGGCCGCGTTCGCACGAGCTTCTCTGCTGCCGTATCCGCGAAGGAGTCGTAGAGCCATGCCTGCAGTCCGCGTCTATCCACTCTATGGGTTTCTCGGCGCCCCGTTCCCTTGGGGATTTGGGTTCTCCACGGGCATCGATGTGCTCGGCGAAAAGCTGAAAAAACTCGGCGTGGCCGTTCGTGCGACGAAGGGCTGGACGGAATGGACCCAGCATGTCGACGATATCAAGGCGCAGCCGGCCAAGACGCGCATCGTGCTGATCGGGCATTCGATGGGCGCAAACGCGACCACGTGGATTGCGCAGGCTTTGCCAGCGCGCGAGATCGCTCTGATCGGCGCGTTCGATTGCGAATACAAATCGGCGCCGCCTGTTCCGCTCGGAGCAAACGTCAAGAAAGCCGTCTGCTTCTACGGCACGAATTGGTGGAATCCGATCGGCCACGGTCAGCTTAAGGCTGGCGCGGGCTTCACCGGCGCGCTGCAGAACATCCCAACCAATCTGACGCACGCGGATATCGATGACGATGCAGGAATGCACGGCGTCATCGTCGCCGCAGTGAAGTCGCTTCTGTAACCCGCCGCGCGGCACGGGTCATTGCCGCGCAAATCCATGGAGCCATGAAATGAAGAATATCCTCGCCTATATCGTGGCGCGGCTCAAGGAGCCGTCCACCTATGCTGGCCTCGCCGCGCTCATCGGCGTC